GTTGCTCAACCCGTTGTTGTCGTAATTGCTGCTGAGCTGATAACCGTTTAAGGTTCTCAGACTCTGCTGCGGATCGAGAAAGATTCTCGGTTGCTGTAGCAATTGCATCGCCATCTCCTAATTCTTGAGCGTCTTTTAAATTAATTTTCGCTCGTTCAAGATCAGATTGTATACGATTATCGTACTCTTTGAAAAGGGAAGAATCGGAATTCTTTAATTTTTCTTTTAATTGCGAATTATCCGTGTGTATACTTTGAGCATAATTTACAGCTTCATCTCGCTGTCTTTCTGCTTCTCTCATCTTATACGTTAGCTTATCTATCCGTTTTTGTACGGAGTCGCTAACCTTATCTAATTCATCTTCTTCGACAGGGGTTGCTTCAACTACTTCAACTTCCTTTTCAGGAACGTCTTTAATTGAATCATCCACGTCTGCTTCGTGTATATCAACTTCGCCTTCGGGAAGTTCTAGTTCTATTTGTTCTGCTTCTTCTTGCATGGTGTCTCCATGATTAGTTATGATAAAATATCTTCGGGATCGTCAATTACGGCTAAGATCTCATCGTCATTTAAAAGACGCATATCGCCGCCTTCTATTTTAAAACGAGCCCCTGCGTAACGCCCAAAGATTACCCAATCGCCCTTTTTACACCAAGCTCCATCAGGAAACTTACGAGAATCTCCATAAGCGTCAGGTCCAAGTGCAATCACATAACCAACAACTGTAGCAATACGTTCTCTGTCTACAGTTTCTTTAGCTAAATGTATGCCACTTTTAGTAACTCCTGGCATTGAAAAAGGTAAAATTAAAATACGATACCCCGTTGGACGAGGTAACTTATCTACGTGCGAGTCTAAATTCTCAGGAGTAAGTTTCGGTTCTTCAACATCACTCCCAAAATTTGCTACTCGATCTGGAACAGTTTCAGTCATCGGCATCCTCCATATTGGATTGTAAGGTTTGAATTTCCTGTTCAGCGATATTCAAACCTGCTATTTCACCCACTATCCTATGGTATTGTTCAAAATTTTGAATACTACCTGCGGCTAGTGTTTGTGCGAGAGCTTCTTTCCTCTCTCGATATTTACGGAGCAAATGCTCCGTTGCAACGATATAGTCCATTAATTACTTAATGTATCTATACCAAAGAAGTCCTTTGGTTTGACCGTAAGCAGCTTTGACTTTCGCCTTTTCGCCTACGACGTCACCCTCTGAATTAGTAATCACTTCTCCCGCTTTAACAGTCTTAGCTTGAGCAAAGCCCTTGCCCGACGGAGTCGGAACTTTAGGATCTGGTCTATTCGTCTGTTTAGACGGTGAAGGATATTTATCATTGTCATAATAACTACTCATTATTTTCTCCTTTTTGTTTTACTTTTCTTTTTACTCTTCTTTTTACGACGAGTTACTTTCTTTCCAGTTTTCTTGGCATAGGCTTTAGCAGCGGCTTTGCCCTTTTTACTGTATGAAAAATGTTTTCCACCTACTTTTGGCATAGTTAATCTTTTTCTCTACTTTCCCGAACTGTTTTAACCAGTTCAGTATAGTTCTTTTCAGCGTCGCGTTGATTACGCATTTCTAATTCCTGTAAATCAATCGCGGCTTTCGTGTCTTCTACTCTTTCTTTAGAATCCATTTTCTCACGTTCAATCTGTGCGTCTAAGTCTGCCTTCATTAACTCGGTTTCTTTATTACGCACGTCTTCCATCTCTTTTTGAGATAATTGTTCTTTTTCTAGTTGTAATTGCTGTTCAAACATTTGTCGCTGTGGATCAGGTGTTTGCATGGCTTCCGCTAAGGCTTGTTCTTGTCCTGTTACTACTTGTGTGGCTTCCGCTGCGGCTACCGCAATTTGACTTTCTACTTCAGGTGGAATAGGTTGTCCAGGAGGGGGTAGTTGTATTCCCTGCTGTGCCAAAATACCCTCAATCTGAATTCTATACTTTAAAGCGTTATGTTGTTGCACATGAGCTTGAAGTGCCGCCATCGCAGGTTGATTTTCTGCAGTATTTGGATTTTGCAAAAATGCCACGTGTGCCGCAATATGCGCATCATGATTTTGTTGCGGAAACGCTTGCAACGGAGACTGTAATAAAGAATTCATATTTTCTTGTACGGGATCCGTAGGAAGTGCTTCCGCTTCAGGGGGAAGAATTGCATTAATATCTTTTACGTTTAACGCCAAGTACATTTTACGATATGCCTCACGTAAGTCATGTAATTCAGGAGCGGACTGCGCCATTTGCAATTGTGTTTGCGCTAACGTGATCCTTTGCGTCATACTGAAGATATTCGGGTCACTAACAGGAATTACATCAACGCTGTTGTCAAAATCCTGTTTAAATACGCTTTCCTGTGCTCCTTGTACTTGATACGGATATTCAGGGGGTAAAAACTCTCCAAATACCCGTTTAAGAATTTTAAACTCTACTCGTTGCGCAAAATGCAAACGTTTATGAATTGCGGACATCACGCGTTGCCCTTTCTCCAATAACGCTACCGTTGTTCCAACTGGAGCTTCCGCATTGCCGTCTCCTGTGGGTTGTTCTACCGTAGCGGCAAATTGTTTGCCCGAATCCACTAAAGAAGCTAATAAACTGGTTAATGTTCCACTAGGATCCTTGTACGGTAACGGCATAAACGCATCGGTGAGTCTACCTCCTGGTACGTCCACGTCTCGCCACTCCCCTGGTTGAATAGGATCGTCATGACGTTGAATGTTGAGTCCTCGAGACTTAAACCCTGCGGGTAAGTTTGAGAGAGTGCCCGCATCTATCAATTGACGCAAAATTGCCGTTACCGACTTAGTTAATCCGCCCATCATGTGAATAAGCCCAAAACCGTAGAAGCCCAATCCTGGTAAAAATTTGTAATGGGTGAAATACTCAATTTTTTTCCGCATTGGGTCATCGGGATTGTAGTTGGGACGGATCGCTAAAATATCATTGGTGTCTTTACAGATAGTTACAATGTAAGGTAAGCCTAAACCTGTCTCTTCTCCGTTTTCGTCGGTATCTTCAAATCCTTCTAAGTCTAAATTGACGTGAACTTCTAATAAGGTGTATTCTTCGTCACTGATCGTGCGAGAAATTCCCTGAAGCTTGTCAATCTTATCATCAACTGTGCTATTTTCGACATTAGTAGAAGGGGGGCTCATTTCGATGTCTCGATAGAACCCAGAAAGCTGTAATTTGCGTAAATCGTTTTCCGCCATGTGAATTACGTGCGTAATTCGCGGAGCCGTCAGTAAATCGACGGCGTAATAGGGCACTACTAGGTCTTCTGCCTTAATAAAGCGTGCCGTAGCCCGTCCTAAACTGGGATCGTAGTAAATTTTCTTAAATGCAGAGCCTGATAAGGGCAAATAAAACAATAATTGGTCCATTTCAGGGTCAAATTCCTCCATTTTGTAGGTAATTTGATAATTCATGAAATTTTTGACCCGATTTGCCTTTTCTAACTTCGCATCACTGGAAAGTCCCAACACTTCGGTGTCAACAGGACCGCCAAGGGGTAATAATTCTTTATAGGCTTGCGCCTGAAACTGGGTAACGGCTTCTGCGAGAATAGGATGATGCACACCCGACGCCCCTACAAAAGGTTCGGAGCGATCTTCAATATTAATGCCTAACAAATCCAAGCCTTTACTAAAGGTTTCAAACCAATCGTCGCGTGAATCTAAATCTTCTTGATATTGTGCCGTGAGTTCGGAAGCAATGGTATTAAGTTCCCGTTCGTCTAACGTATCTGCTAGGTTTTCTCCAAATTCAACACTCCCACCTACACTGGGATCCGAACCAATTACAGCGGAACCGTCTGGCTGCATAAATACTTCCGTGTCTACCCCGTTTTGTAGGGGTTCTTCCATAAGTTCCAGTTCAATATCTTGGTCGCTACCTGGAATGATGTTTAGGGGGGATTTTTCAATAGCCATATCTACAAACTTTACTCTTTATTTCATTAATAATAAACCCATTGACGCGGGGCGTAACCCTCTTCGTCTTCATAGTCGGTACTTAATGCTAAGAACCCACCCTCTCGAAAGCGAGCTAGGGCGAGAGTTGTAGCGTCTACGAGGTCGTCATTTTCACCGTTGGGAAAGTCCGAAACTTCTTCCATTAATTCCTCTCCAAAACGGTTTTCTGGCACCCAAATTCTCCCGTCTTGAAAAATAGGACTGACCGAATTTAAACGGGCAATTTTATCTTGTCCTTTGGAAGGTGAAAAGGTGTTCACAGGAATCCCCACGCGGCGTAATTCCTGCACCAATGGAATCCCTGAAGCCTTGGTTTCTATAATCACAATATCGGGTTCCCAATATTCGTACAAACGCAATGCTTCCGCTTTTAATTCAGGAAAATCAAAACGCTCTTTAATGCAATCAATTAAAATTAAATGCGCTTCACCGCCCGCGTACAAATCCTCCCCGATTTTGCCCTCAGGGTACCAAACACCCCAAGTGGTGATCGCGGTAAAATCCGCCCGCTCACTTTTCAAAAACGCCGTGTCGTAACTTTGAATGATATAGTCGCACTTTGGTGGCTTTTCTTCTTTCCAGATTTTAAACCAGTCTTTCGGCACGATGGAGATTCCCTCACCCGTGGGTCGTTGCATGTATTGCGACGCCCATTTGGAAGGACTTACGGAAGCCTTAATACTTTGTAGTTCGCCTAGCGACCAGAAGTTTTCCCAAAGGGACTTGCCCGACGGCAATATCGCAGGAAACTCGATCAAATGCCATTGATCCGCTTCGGAGTCTTGCGCCATCTTTTTAATCAGGCGTCCCGTTAAATCTTTTTTCGACCATCTCGTCATTACAATGACAATGGCTCCACCTGGTTGCAACCTTTGTCGTGGACCCGCCATAAACCACTCATAGGCTTCGTCCATGGCTTTATCCGACATGGCGTCTTGCTCCGAATGCGGGTCGTCAATAATGAACAAATCCGCACCCCTACCTGCCAACGCACCCCCAATACCTGCGGCGTAATACTCCCCGCCTTGACTCGTTAACCATTTACCCGCACTACGGCTGTCCGCTTTTAAAGAAGTATCGGGAAAGAGCTGTTGATAATCCTCACGGTCAATTAAATCCCTAACTTTACGCCCAAAATTGATGGCTAAGTCGGCGGTGTGGGTTGCTTCAATAATCTTCAGTTTAGGGTTCTTGCCTAATAGGTACGCGGGGAACAAATGGGACGCAAATTCGGACTTCGTATGTCTAGGCGGCATGTTGATAATTAAGCGTTTTAATTTGCCCTCGGCAATCAGGTCAAACGCCGCCGCCATTTTCTGGTGGTGGTCTCCATTAATAAAGTCGCTCCAAATGGATTTAACAAACTGCATAAACGTGCTGGTGGATTTTTCCTGGAATTCACGTTTACTGAGTTCTTCCAGCAAAACCGTAAACTCTTTAGCTTCGGCTTTACCTAAATGGGAAAGGTCAATGTTCTTAAGAGACTTAAGTTTGTCCGCCTTGGTTTGTTCGGTCATCCCAATAACTTATCTAATTCATCTAATTCCGCTTGTATTTCTCGTATGCGTTTCGTGGAGTTATCCTTCATTTTTCCTCCCCCTTTTATATCGGGTTCGTAGCCCGAACGCATTCCTTCTTGATACTGATCATCTCCTCTACGCACTTTATCTTCATGATCTTTTTTCCAACGTCTCAATTTACTGCGGGCATTCATTTTCTGTCTATATTTTGCAAGGCTCAGCCCCAGTTTTTCAGCCGCGTCTCTGTCTAGCATATCGTTCCATTCTTTTTTCGTGAACCGTATACCTGGAGCAACCTCAATTCTTGTTGCGTCTATCGCTGCTTCTTTCTTAGCTAGTTTTGCAAGATCCTTTCTTACTGAGGGCATTATTTTATCTAAGATTTCTTTATCACCGCGGGCGGTTTTCGTTGCGGTGATGCCACCACCCGTTTGGGGTAACTGTGCCCTTTCCGCATCGGAAATACCGCTGGTGTTTCTAGTTCCTTTGGGAGGGGCAGGTCGAGGTGGACCTGCTGGTGGTTGTCCAATATTAATGGGACCGCGTGGACCTTGTTTGGTTACGACGGGGTCTTTAATCTTAGGTAACGGAACACGTCCTGCCACGTCTGTGCCCACTCGTGCACCTGACTGCCCTATGGCTCGTCGCTCTATCTCCTTAAGTGTTTGGCTCACCATGTCGCCGCCCACGGCACCGTACGATTTATTAATGAGGGGTTTGCCTGCCTGCGCTAAACCAAGTCGTGCTGCCAACGCATTTGATCCTGGAATTGGCAACGCTACTAAGCCTAGTATGCCCGCAATTTCTAAAGCCCTCCTGGCTTCATCGGTATCGTAAAGTTCGCGCTCCGCTTCCTGTTGTCGGAGCTGTTGATCAATCTGAAACTGTTGTTGATTCCCGACGTTTTCGGCTAACTCTTGAAATAGTTCTTCAATCCTATTCGCCATAATCTAAAGTAAAGTAGTTAAACCCTCGAAAGGGTTTCTTTGTGCGATCAATTCTCGCCTAGAATACCTAATCGTGTAAAGGCTTTTAATCATCCAGCTCATTTTGTATTTCGGTTAAACGGTTTGCTTCCTGTTCCTGTAGGTACTTTTCAAAATCGTTAATCATGGAAGGCAACACCTCCATAAGGTCGTCCATATAATGATCTACGTCATCCTCCTTAGGGATAAAACCTTGAAGTGTATATTCTATTCTATCCCGCAAGTCTGAATCATCCAACTCACCTCCTCTTAATTTATGAGCGTACCCATAAGCTATAGCTTGGTCAATTGGTGTTGTTATTCTTTTTCCCGTTGTTTTTTGCAACTTTCTCCAAGCGTTATTTTTTGGAACGTATGACCTAAATCGTTTATCCGCAACCTTTTTATATCCAGAACGATCAAAAACCAGATGGATAAATTCGTGTTTTATTGTGTCGTCTAATCGACCTTCAGGGTCCTTACCTGAGTCAATTTTTCTATATTGTATTCGGTCTATAGCAGGTGGATTTGCTGATCTAGAATATACCTCTGCTGAACGTTCATTTGCATAATTCGGCATATAGTTACCTGCTATATCACCTCCTAAACTACTTATGGGATCAGGAGGAGCTACATAATAAGTACCTTCAGAACTTACAGGTAAACCCAGTTCTTTAGAACTTAATACTCGTCCTGAAATTTTTCCAGGATAGGATTTGGGTGGTGGGGACGACGCCCACTGGTTAATAAGCTCCGCTACGTCAGAAAATTCAGGGTCGGCTATTCGCTGCGGATAGTTCGGATCACGATAACCTTCGCCCATCATGTTGCTCAGTATCGCTTCATCCGCTGCCAGTTTGCCGTGGGCTTCTTCCTCCAGGTCTAAAATACGTTCAATATATTCCTTGCGTAATTCTTCTTTTGATACTGTTTCAACACTCGGTTCAGAATGTCTAGGAGGAATCCAATACCCTCGAAAGGGTTTCTTTGACTGTGGCATTATTTAAAATTCTCGTCAAACATACGCACGACGTTGTTCATGGTCGTACGCCCGTGGCGGGTTTGACTGCTCGCATAGCCACGGAGTTGGGGCATAATTTTGCGTAACTGTTCAACTTGTTGCGGGGTTAATTTATGCGGGGACGTTCCGCCGTCGGAAAAGCGGGCAATGTCCGTGTACACATTCCAAACTTTCGGGTTACGGGTTTTCAGGGTAATGTCCTTACCACCGCCCCGAATCTTAGTGAATCCTGGTTTACTAAAACCAC